GGAAGTGCTCAAATTTAACAAGATTCCAAGCATTAAAGGCACAAAGTTTTTGCGTGAGGTATATCTATAATGGTTGATGTTGTTGAAATTATCGGTGTAAATGAAGTTAAAAGAGCCTTACGTAAATCTCATATTATATTAGGTTCTACAGTAGAACGTAATTTGAAAAGAGCCGGATTATTTTTGCAAAGAAAGAGTCAAGAAGTTGTTCCAATAGAGTTTGGTGTATTGAAGAATTCAGCAGGAACAAAGGCTATTGGGTCAGGATGGAAAACAGATGTAATTGTATATTACACAGCTTCATACGCAGTATATGTTCATGAAAGAACTGAATTAAGACATGCTCCTGGAAAGATAGCAAAGTTTTTGGAAAGACCTATGAGAGAAAACAAAGATAAAATATTACGTATTATTGCTGGTAAGGATATTAAATAATGAATCATTCACCAGCTTATATTATAGCACAATATTTAATTGGAGAATCATTATTATCTGATCCTACAGGAAGCGGATCTTGGCCGGTCTATGTTGGAGCGTTACCAGATGGAAATAAAGTTGAAGATAATGCAGTTGGATGTATAGATACAACTCCAATAAGAGATGGACGTATTATGAGTAGTGGAGAGACTATTTTTCATTATGGTGTTCAATTATTATTAAGAGCAAGAGCTTATAATACAGGTTACGCAAAAGCAGAAGTATTATTATCAGCATTAGAGATTGTAGCAGGAATACAAGAGATAATAAGTTTAAAAACTTATCAAATTGATAATGTTAGCCCAAGTACTGGTATTACAGTTCTTGGTCAGGAAGCTCAAGAAATTAATGTTTCAAAACGTAGGTATTTATTTAGTTTGAATTTTCTTGTTACTTTGAAGGAGATATAAAATGAGTATTATGAAAGATGGTTTTTCGACGCTTATTTCATTTTCGGCAGATAGTAGTGTCCAGATAGCACATAAGACACTCACTCCTCCGGGATTTTCAGATGGTGGTGAAATTGATGTTACTACTATGTTAAATACTGGTTATAGGACAAAAGCACCGAAAAGTCTTATAGATGTAACACCATGTTCTTTTTCTGCTGCTTGGGATCCTGCTACTTACGTTGAAATGCAGGCTATGGTTGGAATTAATCAACAGATTACTGTTACTTTTCCTGATGCAAGTACTATAGTTTTTTGGGGATGGATTAGTGAATTTAACCCTGGAGAACAAGCAGAAGGAGCGCAACCAATGGTAGATATATCTATTATTGTTAGTAACCTCAATGGATCTGATGTTGAAACAGGTCCTGTATATTCTGCAGCACCGTAAGTTTGTATTGTGAATATTTGGCTGAACTTTTTTATTTTTTGGGAAGGAATATGTTATGACAAGAGAAATAATGACTTTGGATTTGGATTTTAATGAAGTTGATGTTGTATTGAAAGGCAAAGACGGAAGAGAAAAAAAATATTTGCTAAGAGAATTAGATGGTGCTAAACGCAATAACTATCTTAATAAAATGACTTCAAGAGTAATAATGAAGGATGGTAAAGCTGTTGGAATGAAATCTTTTGAAGGATTTCAATCAGATCTTTTGAAACTCAGTTTATTTGATGAAGATGGGAAACCAGTATCAGAAGAAGAAATTGAGGGAATGCCTTCAAGAACTCAAGAGAAGTTATTTGAAAAAGCTGAAAAAATCTCTGGTCTGGATAAGATGGAAAATCAACAAGAGGAGAAAGAAAAAAACGAATAGAGGGTGAGGAGCTTCAATGGTTCAGAATAGCTTCTCACCTGGGACGTTCAATTAGTGAAGTCCGAAGAACTGTAACATCAACGGAGTTTTTGAAATGGATATGGTTTTTAGATCATTGGAAGAGTACAAAAGAATTCAATCGTCAAGATTTTTATTTGGCTCAAATAGCTTGTGATATAGCCCGTGGATATATAAAGAATCCTGAAAGGTTGACTTATAAAGATAAAATGTTTACTTTTTCTTTTGATCAGAAACCTTTAGAAATTTCAGAGACAGATGTTGAACAGACTAAGAGCATTTGGAAAAGCATGGTTGGTTTGATTGGAAATAGAAAATTAAAGACAAGAAAACCACCTAAGATAAAAGATAAAGGATAATAAATGGCTCTTGCTTTAGATCTTGGTAATTTAGTTGTTCATCTTACAGCTAAAACACAAAATTTTGAAGCCAGAATGAAAAATGCTATTAATAGTGCTGAAAGAGATTTTTCCAAAGTAAAAAGAATAGGGGCTGATATAACAAAATATATCGTAGCTCCTCTTTCTATTGTAGGTGGTTTTTCTGTTAAAGCTTTTGCTAATTTTGATAGTGCTATGACCAAGTCATTAGCTATTATGGGTAATGTAACTCCACAGATGAGGAGACAGATGGAAGATGTAGCTAAAACTATATCTTCACGAGGAGTAAAATCTGCAACTGAACTTGCTCAGTCATATTTCTATTTAGCATCAGCTGGATTAGATGTACAGCAATCTATTGGAGCTTTGCCTGTTGTTGAAAAGTTTGCTACAGCAGGTATGTTTGATATGTCTTTAGCAACTGATTTATTAACTGATGCTCAATCAGCTCTTGGTTTGACCGTTAAAGATTCAGCTACAAATATGAGAAATATGACCCATGTTAGTGATGTTCTTGTAAAAGCAAATGTTTTGGCCAATGCTTCTGTACAGCAGTTTTCAACAGCTCTTACTTCTAAAGCTGGTACAGCAATGAAATCATATAATATTGATTTAGAAGAAGGTGTGGCTATTCTCGCTGCTTATGCAGATCAAGGTATTAAGGCTGAATTTGCTGGTAGTATGTTTGATAGAATGTTGCGACTTACTATTAAGAGTATAAATGATAATCAACAAGCATGGGATAAATGGGGAATTACAACTAAAGATACTCAAGGTAATTTGGCACCGTTAGCTGATATACTTGAACAGATTACTAATAGAACAAAAGATATGGGAGCTATTCAAAAAGCTGCTGCTCTTGAAATGTTAGGATTTGAAGCTAGATCTCAACAGGCTATTCTTCCTCTTTTGGGTTTATCTGATAATATTCGTACTTATGAAGAAAGATTAAGATCAGCCGGAGGAGTGACAAAAGAAATAGCAGATAAACAATTAAAGTCCTTTAGTTCTGAAATGAAGAATCTTTGGAATAATATTGTAATTGCTGGCATTGAGATAGGAGAAAGTCTAACTCCTCAGATTTCATTTCTTGCTGATAAAATAAAAAAATCAATGGGATCATTTCAGATGTTTGGGGCCAGTGTAAAAGCTACAGCTTCATTAGTTTGGCAAACATGGGAATGGGCATCAAATAAATCTGCTTTAGCTTGGGAAACATTTAAAATTTCTATTAATAATACATTTGCAGGAATAAAAATAATAGTATTCAAAGCTGCTAAATATATATCAGATATTTTTTGGTCTACTATAAAGGACATAACATTTGCTTTTACAACTACAATCAGACAAGCTGCTAATTCACTTGAATCTTTAATGATAATTAGTAAGAAAACAAGACAAGAGATGATTAAATCTGCATTTGAAATGGATCAAAAAATATTAAAATCCTCAAATGATTCAGTAGAATTTTATGCAAATTTGATTACTGAAAATACGGAAAATATTAAATCAAATTGGGAAGATTATTATAAAAAAGTTGGTGATTTAGATGCTTTATATACAGAACAAACCAAAGCTCGAATTAAAGAAAGAAATCAAGCTTGGGCCGAAGGTTATGAAAGACAAAGAACATCAGCTATAAATCATACTAATGTTTTTGAAGAAATAAATGAAAAAATAAAAGGATTTTTAAATATAAGAACACAAGCAGTAAGAGAGCAGACTGAAGAGGAAATTAAAATTGAACAACAGAAAAAACAAGCACTTATTACTGCTACTAATTCTTGGATAGGTGTAGCTACTCAAGTAGCAGAATTAGGTGGTAAAAAAATGTTCAAAGTATATAAAACATTTGCAATGGCTGAAGCGGCTTCAGCTGCATATTTAGCTTTTAATAAAACTTTAGCAATAGGTGGAGCTTTTAGTGCTCAATTAGCTTTTTCTTATTTAGCTTTAGGTCTTTTAAATGTCCGTAGAATAGCTATGATGAAACCTGGTGGTGGAATAGGAGGTGTTGGAGGAGGGGGTGGAGGTACTATTTCAAGTTTTGGAGCTACAACAACAGCTGGTCAACCTGCAGCAGAAGAATTTGAACGAAGAGAAGAAAAACCAGCAAATCAAATTACAGTTATTGTTGAAAATGTTCATGGAACTGCTGATGCTGCATTTGCTGATATTATGGCCGATGCGATTAAAGATCGTATTAAAGATGGTCGAGATTATGGAGTTACTGTTTCTGCAAGTTAAAGGATATTAAATGAGCTATACTTCTCCTTTTATATTATACGATAATATTCTTGAGGATGGTACAGTTACAGTAACTTCTGAAGCATCTGGATTTCCAAAAGAGAATATGTCAGATTGGCTGGATTGGACATATTGGAAAGCCAGTAGTTCAGTAGATCAAAATATTGATATAGATAAAGGAGCGGTTGGAATATCGGTTGATACTCTAGCTATATTAGCTCATAATCTTGGATCTGCCGGAGATTCTATTGGTACTGTTGTTACTGTATATGAAGATGATAATTCTGGTTTTACTTCTCCTACAACACTAGGAACTGTAGCGGTATCAAATGATCGTCCATTCTATTTAAGTCTGACTGCTGGAACTGAAAGATATAATAGAATTAAAATAGCAAATCTTGATGAAGCTGTTTATATTGGAGTAGTTTGTTTGGGTAAAAAAATGACTATACCTGTAGGACCAGGATTTAATTTTGATCCAGATAAACAAAATATTATGTCAGAAAAATTTGTTAATTATAGTGGTAGAATAGTATCGTCTGCAATAAAATATTCTCAAAGAGATATAATTGTTGAATTCAGAAGAATAGCACAGAGTTTCATAGCATCTGATTTACTACCATTCCTTGAAGATCATTATGGACAGATGAAGCCCTTTTTCTTTGTACCAGATCCTGGAGATGTATATGGAACAGATAAAATTTATTATATAATAGCTCCAGATGATCCAACAATTGAACTTCCTATACATGATAATGATAATGAATTTAGAAATTGGACTATGAAGGCTCGTGGTGTCCGTCAAAGTACATTTAGATAGGATAATATAATGGCTTGGTCTGCTGATATTAGTAAAATAGGACAAAGCTGGGTCTATTATGTTGAAATATTACCACGTACTTGCTCTAACGTTTATGGTGTAGCCCCTTGTACAGCTTCTGGTGGACAATGCGCTTATTCCTGGGCTACTTGTGAAGATCCTGACAATTTTGTTTTAACAACTACTACATTCAAGTTTTCAAGCAAAGAAGGGCAAAAGATATTTGAAGGGACTCAAGTACAGCCAACATTGGTTTCTGTATCTGATTTGCCTACAGAAATAAATCCTAACAAATCTTCAACTATCAATGCCAGGGTTCAGATGACTTTTGAAGATGTAAAGAATCCTCCTCCATTGCATTCTGAAAAGGGTGCTGGTAAGTTCCATGAGTACCGTAATTCAACGTTCTGGCGCATTTTCACTCGTATCTATAGGGAAAGCTATAAATATTGTATTTTGCGCTTATACGAGGGATTACCGAGCTATACGCAGCTGTCAGACTTCAATCTAAGACGAGAATTGAAGGTAAGTAATATTGAATTTGTAAGTGGTGGAAAAGTCCGTGTAACAGCAACAGATAAAACTCGATCTGCTAAAAATGTAAAGATTCCCAATGCTATTAGTTCATCAAATGTAACGACAGCTATTATTGGTGCTACTGATCTGACTATTCCTGTTACAGATGGAAGTGAATTCAAGGTATGGGCTAAATTAAATGGATTTGGGAAGATTATAGATCCTGATAATGGTAATGAATATTTTAGATTTCAAAGTATCAGTACAAATAATCTTGTTCTTCCTTCAGTCTTTTATCGAGGTCTATTTGGAACTTCAGCAGTACAACATGCCGCCGGTTGCAAAGTTATTCAAGTTGCTGCATTATCTGGTTATACTGATATCGGAAATAGTTCTGATGGTGGAGTAAATCCTGTATATATATTATTGGAAATACTTCAGGATTGGCTTAATATTGCTGATGCTGATATAGATTCTGATCAATTTGATGATGAAAGAGCAATTTGGTATTCATCTTTAAGATATCGAAGAATTATAGAAAGTCCAATATCAGCTGATAAATTAATATCACAATTATGCCAGTTTATGATGGCTAATGTTTGGCAAGATGAGAATCAAAAGATTACATTTAAAGGATTTCATCCGACAACTCCAGGAGTGACTTTATCTGAATTCAAAACAACTGAGAATATATTAGATAACTCAATAAAAATAAACAATAAAACAGAAACACAGATTAGCCGGGTTATTGTTCATTTCGCTCCTAATGATACTTGGGGAACCAAAGATCATACTTCAGAAGATGATTTCAATGAACATTTAGTATGGATAAATGCAGCAGCAGAAAATAGTAACGGACAAGGTGATCTTGTAGAAAAGGAATTTTTTGCTGATTGGATTTTTAAACTGCAAGATGCTAAATCTTTTGCTAATCGTTATATTAGAAGATATTCTCCAACAGCTCCTGCAGAGCTTGAATTTGAAGTATATCGAAGAGATGCAGAAACAGAAACTGGAGATATTATAGAGCTTACAAGTGATCAATTTGCAGAGGATGATGGTTCTGATTCAACATTGAAATTTCAGTTACTTGCTAAATCTGAATCACAACGTGGTGTTATAAATATGAAAGCTCTTGAGACAAAGTTTGTTTTAAAATATGCTTTTATAACTCCAAATGGTTATCCAGATTGGACATCTGCAACTGCTGCTCAAAAAGAATATGGATATATTGCTGATGTAGATTCTGCTGGCGTGGCAGAAATGAGTGATGGTAGTCCAGCTTCATATATTTGGTGAAAGGATTTAAAATGTTTTTTCCAGGCATGGTTCCTCCGAATATGGGACATCTTCCTGAGATAGGAAAAGTTAAATTTGAATTAAAATTCAATAAATCAACTGGCATTGAAAAACCTTTCACTGTTAATATATTTTATGATAAGATTAGGGAAACACCGTGTGCAATGAAGTTCATCAAATTTGAAGATATAAACGATATAAGAAAAGCACAATTATGTCAGCATAATTGCGTTCAAAATAGACAAGTAAGGTTTTTTATTAAATATGTTCCTGAAGGAATTAAACCTTTTAGTTTAAAACTTACAATATGTCCAGAATGTCATGCACCAATGACATATCGCTTTATTGTATATCCTGGTGATTTGAAAAGTTATCCTAAAATGAAAGATTTTAAAAAGCTAAAAGAAGAAAATAAACAACTTCCAAGATCTGTACAAAGTTCTGAATTTAAAATAGGAGTAGCATAATGGTTGCACCAAGTAAAAATTTTACTACTATTGCAGATAGCGCTATTGATGCTGATTCTCCAATTACAGCAGATTTGATGGAAGATCTTCGGGATAATGATATTCATCTTGAACAGTGGTTAGGAAGAGATTATACAGCTGCAATAAATCATGATCATGATGGCATAAATAGTGCATCAATAGATATTGCTTCAACGATTACTGTTTACAATGAACAATTGTCAGCTGATGCAAGTGCAGCTGATTGGAGTCTTGATACTGGTTCTCTTGGATTTACTCCAATAGCAATGACAATAAATTGGGCATACGATTCTGGTTCTGTTATCTATTGTGGATGGGGTATGGGTTCTGGAACAAGTTCACAAAATGGAATGTCAATTCGTGGTAGTTCTGGTACATTTGATAATATATCTATTGATTCAAATGATATTATGGGATTTACTACTACAGGTGGTGGATCTATTGTAAATACTTCTTTTTCAAGTGAAAGCGCTAAAATAACAGCTTGGAGCGAAAGTGGAATAACAATAGCAACTCAAACAGGGATTTGGTCAGGTGGCGCAATAGTTTATGCTAATCTTCAAATCTGGGGAGCTTGATTTGTAATTGATTTATAAATAAGGGAAGGCAAAATGGCTGAGATTTTAGAAATGGCTGAATACGATCAAACGATATATCCTAAACGACCGCTTGTTATTGCATATTATACTATAGATACACCATACGAAGCTGAAGCAGAAGTATTGAAGCTATCATTGGAAAGTGTTGGATACAGTTATCAAATATGCGCTATACCAAATTTAGGCAGTTGGCAAAAGAATACTCAATACAAAGCTATATTCATTCAATATATGCTTGAGAAAAATGATGGTAGACCGTTACTTTATTTGGATGTTGATGCTGTGATGGTACAACATGCTGTATTATTGGATGATTTGAAAGCTGATATTGCCGCAGTTCATTTTGCTAATGGAAATGAATTGCTTTCTGGTACACTATATCTTGGAAATACGCAGCAATGCAAGAGAGTAGTTAATAAATGGATATATCTAAATGAACAGTATCCAGAAACGCTTCCAAATGGAAGAGAAGCCTGGGATCAAAGAACTTTGGCATTGGCTATTGATAGGATTGAAGGACTGACTTTTGTGGAACTTCCTCAAAATTATACATGGATCGTGGAACTTACACAAAAAAGATGTCCTGATATTACAAATCCAATTATCATGCATACACGTGGAGCAAAGAGGTTTAAAAATCGCATGAACGGTATAATGAAAGGTTTCGCAAGATGATTGATATATGGGTAGTTTGGCCAACTGTAAATATCGAGAAGAGCAGGGAGATGATAGATATTTGGAAAAATCAGGGATACAAGATTGCTATATTATTAAATCCTCCACATAAGCATACTGATTTAAAAGAAGCAGATAGAGTAATTGTGCAGAATAAATGGGAAGGATTTACCAAAGCTGCTAATATATTATGTAAGGAAACACCTGGAGATATTATTGTGGTAGCCGGGGATGATCTTTACCCGGATCCAAACAAGACAGCACAAGAGATAGGAACTGAATTTATCCAGCGATTTCCTGATTTGAATGGGGTTATGCAGCCTATTGGAGATAAATACGGATGTACTCATAAATGCGCTGTATCTCCTTGGATTGGCAGGAAGTTTATTGAAACTGCATACAATGGCAAGGGCCCATATTGGGAAGAATATTATCATTATTTTTCTGATGAAGAACTTCAAGCATATGCTACAAATATGGGAGTATTTCAACAGAGAGAAGATTTAATACAGTATCATGATCATTGGCAACGTAAAGAGAATGCTAAAAGACCTCCGTATCTTATGGAAGCAAAAAGACAATGGGAAAAAGATCAAAGATTATTTAAACAAAGACTTGTTAAAGGATTTCCAAGTGAATAGAAAGGATAGAATATGGGCTTAGTGAAAAAATGGGACATCGAGCGTACCTGGGGTTCGCATCAGGCTGTCTTAAAGGCTGTATTGGAAGTAATGGAACCTCAATCTGCAATAGAATGTGGTTGTGGTTATTATTCAACCCCATTCATACAAACTATTCCTCAACTTGTTACAATTGAGCATGATATTAAATGGGCTAAGAAAATCCAATCTGAATTTCCTGGGCATGAATGGGTAATAAAAGAATTTATGGCCAAGAATCCAACACGTATTAGTGAACTTCCAGAAGGAGAATTTGCGAAAATATGTACTTACTATGAAAATTTATCTAAAAGACTTTATCCATGTGATCTTCTATTTGTAGATACATTTACAGCTTGCAGAATTCCTGCTGTTTTGTATTTAGGCAGAATAGCAGAGACAATAATAATTCATGATCTTGAACCACCAGGACCGGAAGTATACGAATGGCACAGGCTTGATGAGTTTTTTAAATACTGGAATAAATATATTCATAAACCAATGGGACATGTTGGGAATGGTCATCAGATCCCGTGGACAGGATTATATTCAATGGATGAACTTCCACTTCCATTGGATGAATTAAATAAAGCTATGGAACCAGAGTCAATGAGACTTTGGAATTCGTTTACTCCTTTAGTTCAGGAATAGATAATGATTGATTTGGTTGCAGGATACGCTCGTGGATATAGTGCTGATGAAATACGTCCTTTTTTAAAGTCATTGAGACAGACAGGATATAATGGACGAATTCTCTTATTTGCTAATGATGGTGCTGCTAAAGAGGCAGAAAAATGGGATGTTGATTTAAGACCTATAACAAGTCCAAGAATCAAAGTACATTCAGCACGATTTATTTGTCTTGAAGAAGAATTGCAAAATATAGATTGTGAAGGTATTCTTTTATCAGATACACGTGATGTTATTTTCCAGAAGAATCCTTCTGAATATCTTCCATCTCAAGGATTATTTGCATACGAAGAAGATCAAAGCATGTGTATAGGCACTTGTCCATATAACTCGCTATGGATAAAACTTGGTTATGGGGAAGAAGTATTAGAACAGATGAAGACATATCCTATATCATGTGTTGGAACTACTTGTGGGGATAGAGATTCAATTCTATTCTATCTCAAACAGTTAAGAAAAGAGATTGAAAAGATTCAACCAAAGACTTCTCATCCGCAAGATCAAGCAGCCCATAACTATCTTATTCGTGGCGATATTGAAGTGCAAGTACAGCACAACGAAGAAGGGGAAGTATACACTGTTGGTTACATATCCCGTGGATCGGTAAAGATAAAGGATAATAAGATAATCAATCAATCAGGACTCGTTCCTACAGTCATTCATCAGTGGGATAGACATCTGAATTTGAAAAATCTTGTTGGATGTACTTTATGAACACTTTCATAAATAATCAGAGACTTGCACAATTGGCCGGAGTAAACTTTGATTCAGAAACTATTAAACCTGGTCCAATAGT